ATTTAGGCGTAGATATTGATTCTGCGAAGGAACGGGCAAAGATTGATTTTAATTTCTTTGCTGGCCTTTGCCTGACCACACAATTCCTATTTCAATTCCCCAGATATTATGTCGCGTTATTCTTTTTCTTAACACAAGCAACATCCGCTAGCCAATTCAGCTCAATAATAAGATTAGCCCTTGGCCTTCCTCGTGGCTTTGCCAAAACAACATTCCTAAAGATTGTCATGGTTTGGCTGATAGTACACGATAAATTCTCCTTCTTTGTTGTGTGCTGTGCTACTGAAGATCGTGCGCAGAACTTCATAGCAGACGTAATGAGTATGCTGTGCTCTGATAATATTAAAGGACTCTATGGTGATTATAGTAAGAAGCTCATAGAGGACAATAAGACCACTAAACAGGCACACTATAGGGGACGCATGGTAATGTTAGTCGCTATAGGCGCTGGAAGTAATATTCGTGGCATTAATATAGCTAATACTCGCCCTGATTTCCTTCTTTGTGACGACGCACAAACAGCAGAGAATGCTAAAAATCCTACATTATCGCAGGAACTATTAGAATGGTTCACTGGTACGTTCTTTAAGATAGTCTCACCATTTAAAGCTATGATTTGTTTTGTGGGGAATATGACGGAAACAAGTTGTGTGCTTTATAAATTAAAAGAGCACCCTGATTGGAAGAGTCTTATCACTGGGTGTATATTAGAGAATGGAGAAAGTCTTTGGCCAGAATTACATCCTGTAGAGGCGCTTATTAATGGCTATTTCCACGATGAAAAGTTAGGTGAAGGAGATACTTGGTTTGCTGAGATGATGAATGACCCAATAGCAAAGAGCGATGCGCTCCTTATTGGGCCATTACCTATTCAACGCTTTGACTATGCTATAGAACCAGAGGCCGCATTCGTTACACTTGATCCTGCTGGCTTTAAAGACGGTGCAGATGAGAATGTGCTTACTGGGCATCAAGTACTTAATAACAAATTTTTTATTGCTGAAATGGACGGTGGTAAATATGACCCAGGAGAATGTGTTAGACGTGGAATTTCAATGCTGGTTAGATTACAGGGGAATCTTCTGGGCGTAGAATCAGTCGCCTATCAATCCACATTTGCGTATTGGTTTAATTATCTATGTGAACAACAGCATATCTCTGGCATTAGTGCCATAGCATTGCCCATTCCGCACATAGCGAAAGAAAAACGTATTAGAGCGTTTGTAAAGGAAATGTATGCAGGGGAATATTCTTTCCTAAGGGATGTCGATCGCCAAAAGTTTACTTGGCAGGCTCAGATGTTTCGCTCAGGAAAGAAGAAGAATAAAGACGATTGGCTTGATTCCCCTGCATTGGGTTTAGTTGTACGCAACCAATTTAGGCATTTGCTTAAGCTTAGAAAAGAGGCTGGCACTAAATCCGCTGGTGTGCAAACAAACAACACACCATTTTAATAAACAACACACCATTTTAATAAACAACACACCATTCTAGGAGTTCACTATGGACGTAGGAATAAACAGGTTGGGTGAAGAAAGCGTTAAGAAGTTAGAGCAATACTGCAAAAACATACTTGATGCGCACAAGAGTTATAGTGATCTTCGCTATAAAGCTGAACAGATAGATACAAAGTATTATCGTTATCAAACTGAATTGGATTCACAAGCAGGAAATGAGAGCTGCGGTATCAATGTAGATAATATGATAGTACCCGTAGTCATTTCTCAAGTGGATAGTTTCATTGGATATACTGCGGAGGTCTATCTTTCAGGTTATCCACTATTCCCCGTAGTATCTACACCATCAACAGCTAAGGTAGCAGATAAGCTAGAAGCAATTGTAGACACACACGCTACACTTGGTGGATATGCTAGACATTTCCTGCATGGATTCCGCCAGGGGTATAAATATAACTTCATGCCTTTGCTGTGTGAGTGGGACAAAATGCCGAGTTATGATATTGTCGCTGATCTTCTAAATACCACTGAAGCAAGAAAACTGAAGGCAGCAGAGAAGGGATATACGTGCATTAAATCGCTGGATGTTTATAATACTATTTGGGATAGCCGCTTTAAACCACAAGAAGTTTCAACGCGCGGTGATTACGTAGGGCACATTGATCGCTATTCCAGGAATGAGATAAAAAGCATACTTAATAATCTTAAAGCAAAAGGGATTCATTATAATGAGAAGAAGCTATCTACCTTGCCTGCTGTAGGAATATCTTCGGTTTATTATACTGATCCGCCATTGATCTCTCGTTATGTATCAACCACAGGAAGGACTGGAACTAATCCTGATTGGGATCAGTGGTTTGGTGTTACAGGAAGTGCAAGAACCAGTGGGCTAACACGCAGCATGTATGAGATGACGAAGCTTTATATTCGCTGTATCCCGTCTGATTTTGGAATTAATGTACCATCACCTAATACTCCACAACTTTTCAAACTCTGGTTCCTTAATGGACAATTGCTAATAGGATTTGATCGCTGTATTACTCCATATAGCCGCTTTCCTATTGAGATCGGTACTCCATTAGAGGATCAGTTTGGTTTGCAAACTCCATCAATAGCGGAAAGTCAGGTAGGTTGGCAGAGCGCAGCAAGTACTCTATTCAATATTCGTATTGCTGCTTCTCGTCGCGCTGTTTCTGACCGCGGAATATTTGATGGAGATATAGTTAGTGCAGATGATATTAATTCTTCACACCCCGCAGCTAAGATACAGGGGCGGTTAAAAGGATTAACCGATCTTAGAACAATAAAAGATGCTTATTTTCCTATTCCATTCCAGTCTCAGGGGCTTGAAACAGTCATCAATGATATGGGGACTATCATGCAGATGGCAGACCAACAGTCTGGGCTTAATGCTCCACAGCGTGGTCAGTTTCAGAAGGGGAATAAGAGCGTAGAGGAATGGCGGGATACTATGGGCAGTGCTGATAATCGGCTTCGTTTACCTAGCCTGAACATTGAATTCCAATCCTTTATTCCAATCAAGGAACAAATCAAATTCAATCTCTTTATGTATGGAGAATCTGGCACGTATACCAGCCAGAAGGATGGAACTAATTATCAGCTTACACCGGAAGATTACATTGAGATGCAAAAACAGGCACTTCAATTCCGCATTGCAGATGGATATACACCTAAGAGTAAATTGGCTGGTACAGATTTTCTGACTACACTTTTACAGGGTATCCTTACCAGTCCTGTCATGTTGCAGATGTATGGTTCTTATGTTCCAGGCATGATTACACATCTTGCGCAGCTTGCAGGTGTACGTAATTTTGACGAATACTCTCCACCACCTCCACAGCAACAACCGCCACCTCCGCAGCAACAACAGCAACAGCAACAGCAACCGATGGAAGGAAATACTAATGGACCCCCAGGAACTACGCCTACCGCATGATGCGCTATTCGAATCCGGTTTCATAAATTACTACAGTCAATATACTTCTGTCAGTGGTTTCAATAAAGAACAGATAAAAGCTCTTACCAACCATCTGAATGCGCCGGAAGTTCAGGCATGGTTGAAAGAATTGGCTATCAATATTACGCGCGATTTAATGCGCTTAGACTTTACTAGGTCGGATGATCAGCTTAAATTGGCTGCTAAATACGGTCAAGGTAGGGGTGCATTGGAAGTAATTGAGCAACTTATTAACCAGAGTAAGGAGAATGTAAAATGAACAATATGTTCAGTAAGATTTTTGGTAGTGGCGGAGAAGCTAAACCAGCAGCAGTAGTCAATGGTGACGGCGGTCAAAAATCGGCTGTGGCTAACGACACTAATATGATGACAGGAGATATTAAGAAACAGCCACCTCAAGATCCCCTTGCGTCGTTTGCCAAGGTTTTTGATAATGGCAGCGATTCTGAAAAGAAAGCTCCACAATTCAAGTTATCTCCCGAAGTATTAAAACAAGCTACAGATAGTCTAGATTTTTCCCAAGCACTCCCGAAAGATTTTAAGGAGCGTATGGCGAATAATGATGAGACTCTGTGGCCTGAAATAATGAATAGTCTCGGGAGGCAGACTTATCAACACGCTATGGAACATACGTCAGCCCTAACTGACCGCTTTGTATCCTTACGCTCCGATCATGACCGTTCAGGCTACGGTACAGAAGTATCTCGCCACATGGCGAAACAAAGCCTACAATCCCGATGGTACTGTAGGAGATACTGATTGGGACGCCTGGTCTAGAAAAAAACCAGCCGGCAGCTAAAGAACCCTAAATCAAAACGTAATATAGTCCCAGCCCATAGTTTTTCCTTTTATATTGGAGCTGGATAATGCCCTCTTCCTTTTTCTCTGGTGTGTTTGCTGCTGAAACCGAAAACCCTGCTGAACTGAATAAGCGTAGCTTTGCTGCTCATATGCTGCATCGCTATCCAAATGGCTCTTTTCCGCTATTTGGCTTGCTCAGTCAGCAGGGTAAAACTCGTGCGGTTTCTTCCTCGCATGGATACTTTGCTAAGACCATGGTATTTGCGTCAATCGTAATTACTGCGGAGGAAGCAGCTAATTCGGTTACGCTTGAAACGACGAGTACAGCCGGTATTACGGTAGGAAAGATTCTTTATAATCCTGCTACACGTGAGAATATGCGTGTTACCGCTGTTTCTGCCGATGTTAGTGTAACGGTTACACGCGCTTTTGGTCGTGTTGCTGCTGCCATAATCGTTGCAGGTCAAACGCTTATCTCTGTTGGTAGTGCGTTCATGCAGGGTTCTGCCCGTCCTACTAGTCTGGGTATTACCAAGATTTATGTTCCTAACTATACTCAGATCTTCCGTAATGCCTGGGCGCTTACTGATACTGCTCGGGCATCTGCGGTTGAAATGGGTATGAGCAATATTGCAGAGAATAAAGATGACTGCGCTAAAATGCACTCTACGGATTGCGAATATGCCATCATCTTTGGTCAGCCCAAAATGGATACTACTGGTACGGAGCCTGTTCATTCTACCCAGGGTATCTACGATGCGATTGACCAATATGCTCCAGCCAATACTAATACTGCGGGTGCCACTACTACCTATGATCAGTTTGTTGAGTTGGTAGAGCCTGCGTATACGTATTCCACAGATATGGGCGATCCTAATACTCGCTTGGCTATCTGCGGTAATACTGCTCTTAAGGCTATGAATAAGATGGGGCGCTTGTTTGGGCAGATTAACCTTACTCAGGACGTAACTAGCTTTGGTATGAAGTTCGCTTCATTCATCTTCTACCGTGGTCAACTGAATCTGGTTTCTCACCCGCTGCTTAATGCTCATCCTGATCTGGCCAAACTGATGATTATCCTTGATCCTGCCGCGCTGAAACTGGCGTATATGGAGGGTCGTGATACTCGTGCGGAGGAGTATGGTGGAACTGGCAAGAATAATGCTAATGGTGTAGATGCAGAAGGAGGTAGCTTGACTACTGAATTCGCCGTTGAGCTTATCAATCCGGCTGGTTGTGCCGTAATTGAGAATCTTACCGATGCAGTAGCCTAAAGGCCAGAGGGAAAGATAATGCTTATACAGGTTATCTTTCCCTTTCCTTTTCTAATCTAAAGGATATATCATGAGTATTATGGACACCATAAATGAACAAAGTCGTGCAAAGATGGAAGAAATAGTAAGAGAAACTGATAAAAGGAATACGGAGCAAGAGATGGAGCAGAAAGCAACTACCCTGCCTCCGCATCTTACGTCTACCGCATTGCGCAACGATTCAACCGAGGTAGTATTTAAGGCTATTCGTAGCAATCTCGGCTTCTTCTACGCCGTAGGAAAGCGCGCTCAATTTGAAAATGGGTACTTGGTTACAAAAGACCCTGACGTTATTAAATACGTCAAAGAACAACTGCGCTCCATAGCTACTGTTGTTGAAGAAGGCCCACTTATGATTAAAACACCGTTTAAGGTTAGATAATCATGGACTTTGGGACAATGGTAGATGCGATAGCTCTCCGCTGCATTCGCCCAGATAAGGCAATTGATATCGAAGCTGCTATTAATGACGCCATTGAATACTGTACCGTTAATGGGGACTTTGCTGATGATTTAATAGAAGGCAATACCACCGTTGACGGTACAGTATATACCCAAAGTATTATAATTAGTACTACGTTCACGCGATTCAGGAAGATAAAGTATTTGCGTCCTAATGGCTATACTAAAATGCTTAGCCCCCGTGATCCTTCAAAAATATTTGATGACAGGGGTAATACATGCCGTGATATGTATTACAGGGCTGGAGATAATCTAGTCCTTAATACCTCCGCGACGATAAGCACTATTTATTATGGCTATTACCAATTTCCCCTTCGCATGACTGCTGATGCTGATACTCATTGGATGATGAATAATATGCACATGACAATCTTCAATATTGCTCTCGCAGATATTTGGGATGATGTTGGTAACATGGAGGAAGGTGCAAAGCGTAGAAGGATTGGATACAACAGTTTTATGGATCATCGTAGAGACCATTCGGGATAACAATGTCTAGTCCTTATCGCCCAGGTAATAATTATACCATAGATGCTGACTTAGCTGCTATATCGGCACTTACTGGTGCTGGATTACTCGCTAGGACAGCGGAAAATACATGGGCATTAAGAACTCTACAGGCTCCTGCGGCTGGATTGACAATAACTAATCCAGCAGGAACAGCCGCTAGTCCATCATTTGCTTTTGTTAATGATCTTGGAGCATTAGAGGCTCTAGCATCTACTGGTATTGCTGTACGCTCTACCATAGATACATGGGTACAAAGGACTATAACTGGAACGGCGGCAGAAATAACGTTAACTGATGGAGATGGTGTAGCGAATAATCCCACTATCAGTATTCCTGCCGCAGTTACTTTTACTGGCAAGACAATAACCGGTGGAACATACGCTTCCCCAACACTGAGTGGTACGCTAGTAGGGTCAGGAACCATTGGCGGTAGTACTATTATCAATACAGCAGGGGCTATAACAGGCGCTGCGGGGACATTCACTGCGATTAACGCGACAGGGAATGTAACAGTCGCGCTAGCTAGTATGACTAATAGTGTCAAGCTAGGTCAAGTATCTGATGATCTTACCTATGGAGCAATCTCATTCAATGGTAGTATGACTGGTGCTGGAATGCAGGGATGGATGTCCCGTGGAACAAGTGATCTAACGCTATATGGAAAGGTACAAACAGGGGGTGAATATGACCTGCGCATCAACGGTGTTCCGAAACTAATTCTAAATACTTCAACACTTACGTTACCAGGTACAGCAGCAGCGACAAGAGAAGGATTAGTGCTTAACGGAACAACTACCGCAGCGCACTATATGACACTTTCTAATGATGGCTGTAATCTGCGGCTTGGTATAGATAATTCCGCCGGTACAGCATTAATAGGCGGTGGTACTGCGTATGGTGCAGTAGTGGGAACGAACAATAATACCATTCTCCACCTGGTACAGAATGGCGATAGCATTCTGCGGGTACAGGGCACAGGAATAGCTCTAACAGGATTTTACGAGGGGATAGAACAGACAGCCCCTGCTGCTGGCGCAACTAATACTGGTCGTATGTTTTATCAGGATAATGGCGCCGGTAAAACGCAATTGATGGTGATTTTTAATACTGGCGCTGCGCAACAAATCGCAATTCAACCATAGGAGAAATATGTTATGACTACCGAACATCTAATGGATAAGATTAACCATCTTACTGGGCAGGTTAAGAATGACGAAATGCAGATCTTTGTCCATGAACTTGCAGTGCAGGATGCAGAAGCACCAGTAGGCTCTGACGACGTAGATAAGCAACTAAAGGCAACAGCAGACTCCGCCAAACAAGCAATGAAACTGTTGCAAAGACGTATTGAGGTGCGTAAGACTCTACTGCGAGTATTACAAGAAGAACTTGACGCAGCAAAATAAAATGTACCAGTGTTTTAATCCAAACCAGTAAGGAGATTTAAATGAAGAAGTATACTAGTAATATCCTGCTGGCCGGTTTCTTGCTGGCTAGTGCTGTTGCTGTTGCTCAAACTGCGGTAGTTCCGTCTGTTAATTCACTTGATAATAAGCCTGCATCTTATAGTGCTTCTATCACAGGTATTACAACGGTAGCAACACCGACTGACATTTTCAGGCTTAGTGGTTCCGCTACTAAGACTATCTATGTCAAGCGTATCGCAGTTGGTGGTGTTAAAACTACCAGTGGTACGTTGTTGGTTAATCTGTTTAAACGTAGTACTGCCAATCTGGATGGTACCACAGTAGCGATTACGG